GCATGTCACAATATAACAGATCAACTTGTAACAATTCAAACCCATGCAACCTCTGCGAAGACCGCATCTTTGTTAAACGCTACGAGATTGTGAGGATAAAATGATGGAAGAAATTGAAAAACTGCTCCGGGAACTGGCCCGGAAAATGGCAGATGAAGAAATCAAGAATTATCCGGTCAGAGTTTTTGTAGGCGGCTCTGAGGTAGATTGGGATTCTTGCACAACCAGCGGCGGTGAAATAAAAATTGAGATATCCCGCCGCTTTATTTCTACAACATCAAAAAACAAGGCAAGATCATAATGGAAAGATTGGAGGGGTAAAATGACAGACCAAAACAAAACGCATTACAGAAAAGTATTCAAAAGTGACCATCTCGGGATAGCCGACCTTGAGGACATGATAGAAGCCGGATCGAATCTAATCTTTAATATCAAGTGCGTTAAACAGGAATACGGGGCAACTGTCGCCGGCAAAAAAATGGACTGCAACATCGCATATTTTGTCGAAGATATAAAACCGCTGGTCCTTAACGCCACCAATTCAAAAACAATGAAGCGCTTGCCTGATAGCGCCTTTGTCGAAGATTGGTCAAATATTCCTGTACGCCTATATATAGATACAACAGCAAAACTAAAGGGAGAAGTGGTTGGCGGGGTTAGAATATCTCCCGAAAGGGTGCCAAGAGAAAAACCAGAGTTGATGCCAGACACTACCGCCTGGACAAACGCAATAGCAGCATACAAAAGAGACGGCAATTTCACTGCCATTGAAAAACGCAAGCGCGTGTCTGATGCCAACAAAGATAAAATAAAGACAGAGGCCCAAAGTGATAATTGAAAAGGGATTTGTCCAGGGCAGCGACGAGTGGAACGAAGCCAGAAATCCATCTATTGGCGGGACTGGTATTGATAACATCATCACGCCATCTGGTGAGCGCAGCAAAAGCAGGGATAAGTATCTCATCGAAAAAGCCTCTGCTATTATTTCAGGCAAAACAAAGCCTATATTCCAGACATTCGAAATGAAGTGGGGCCACGAATATGAGCCGATTGCCAGAGATATTTTTTCTGAAATGTTTTTTATTGATATAGAGACGTGCGCCATGATGTGGGCTGACGATCTGAAAAGGAGTCACGTTTCCCCGGATGGGTATGCCTTAATATCAAACCCATTCGGGATAGAAATAAAGTGCTATCAGCTTCCACATTTTCTTGAGGTTAAAGAAAAAAACGAAGTCCCAAGAATTCACTTTTTGCAAATTCAAAAAGGACTTGCTATAACTGGGTGGGATAAATGGTATTTTATGTGCTACTTCCCAAACCTTGAACCAATAATAATCCCTGTAGAGCGTGACGAGAAATTAATCAGGATAATAAAAATTGAAGAGGCTTTGTTTATTGAGGACTTGGATGCGCTGGTCAAAAAATTAAAAAGAGAATAAAATGGAAAACGTGCCTGAAATTATCACAAATTTGTTGCCAGAAAAGATATCAATTGCCGAACTTTTTAAACCAGGCTTTATTGATCCTACTCTGGGAAAAATAAAAGCCATCAATGATGAGTTTTTAAAAACAGCGTCGGTTGAAACATCTGCCGGAAGAAAAGAAATAGCATCCCATGCCAGAAAAAACTCAAGCTCAAAAGTTTGGCTTGATGATATGGGAAAAACTTTTGTAGAAACAAGCAAGAAGGCTATAAAAATAGTAGATACAGAAAGAAAGAAAATTCGTGACTTTTTTGATTTAGAGCGTGACCGAGCCAGGGAGCCGCTTACAAAATGGGAAGCCGTCGAAGCAGAAAAGGAAGAACTCAGAAGGTTGGAGATCGAAAAAGATATGGATTGGGATGAAGCTTTGCAGATGGATAACCTTTTCAACCGGGAGCGTGAAATCAAGCAGAAAGAGGCTGAATTTGCCAGAATTGAAGCGGAGGCCAAAGCTAAAGCAGAGTCCGAACGGATTGGAAAAGAACGGATAGAGCGAGAAGAACAGATCAGGAAAGAAGCTGCCGAACGAGCTGCTCGCGAAGCCGCTGAAAAGATTGAGGCTGAAAAACGCAGGGCAGCGGAAGCAGAACAGAAAGCAAAAGAGGCCGCCGAAAAGGCAGAGCGTGACCGGATGGCTGCCGAAGAACGGGCAAAACTGGAAGCCGAACGAGCAGAACAGGCCAGAATTGCAGCATTTAAAAAGGCTGAAGAAGAGAAACAGGCTGCCATCAAAAAAGCTCTGGAAGATGCCGCAATGGATGCCAGGGCAAAAAAAGAGGCCGAAGAAAGAGAAGCGGCCAGAATCAGAGCCGAAGCTGATAAAAAAGCAGCCGATAAAAAACATCAGGCCAAGATCAATAATGAAATTCTTGCTGATTTAATGGTGATTTGTGGCCTTCCTGAAATAGGGGCCAAGGCCATTATTGGAGCCGTTGCAAAGCAAAAAATTTCCCACATGAGGATTCAGTATTAATGCCACCAATAATCCTAAAAAGAATCGGTTACGGATACTTCAAGGCCGTGTCAGACGAGGACTCTAAAAACTCTCTGGCATGGCCAACAGATCAGATTTTAGAGGCGACTATCAAGGGATCAAAAAAGGCCAGGGCATACAAAGAATTGTGCTGTTATAAGGGGTCTTGCACATATATAGCCAGTATGGGCAAAATAAAGGCGGCCCTCACACCTGAAAAAGTGGATATCATTACCAAAATCAGGTGCGGCTTTGTCTCTGACGTGATCCATGATTCAAAACTTGGACAGGTTCATTTCATTCCCAAAAGCCTTTCTTACGCCAACTGCGATCAGAAAGATGCCCATGAATATATTGTCAAGGCGCTTGACAAGCATTCTGAGCTTGTTGGACTCTCAACGGATGATTATGTCCGGTTGTTGGATGGTCAGAAATAGGAAAATAATGACTGAACACAAAACAAACGTTCCAGATACGGAACATAATAAAATAGATTCCTTTTGGTGCTATGCCATCCTGGAAAAAACATATGATCGGCTACATCCCCGAAATATTGTCAAAAGATGCAAATTTGACATCTTGTTTGGCCGTGGCAGATTCAGGGCCAGGCGGAGATATAAAGATCCCAGGACCGGAGAGCGCCGGGAAACGGTGGAAATATGGCTCGATGAATTTCCCCATGGGGATACAGAATAAGGAGATTGATATGGCAAAAAATATAAAAGTACCCACCGGAAACATATTGATAATAGACGGCCAAAAAGGAAAGCTTGAATGCCTGTCTCTCGGAGATTATAGCAGAGATAAAAACGTAAAAGCTTCTTTTCTTGGTCTTGAAAAAGAAATTGAAGGCGTTCCTAATGGCGACATTATGCCACTATCTGAAAAATGGGTGGTCACAATATCAACCCAATACGGATGTTCTATGGGCTGTAAATTTTGCGATGTTCCAAAAGTGGGGCATGGTCTCAACGCAACCGAAACAGATTTAACATCTCAGATCATGGCGGCCATAAATCTTCACCCTGAAATTACCTCAACAAAACGCCTGAATATACATTATGCAAGAATGGGGGAACCCACATTCAACAGAAATGTTTTGTCTGTTTCCTACAAACTTCACTGGCTTACATACAACAGGCTTTCAAACAGCATGATTCATCCAGTTGTATCGACTATGCTCCCAAATAAAAACAAAAAACTCATGCGGTTTTTGCAGGATTGGTGTGAAATAAAAAACTATGTTTTCAGGGGTGATGCTGGATTACAATTTTCGATTAATAGCACAGATGACTATCAGAGAGAATATTTATTCAGCGGTAGCTCTCTTTCGTTGAGCGAAATATCTGAAGTTGGCAAAGGGCTACCATATCCAAAAGGCAGGAAATACGCCCTGAATTTTGCGATATCAGATGGCAACGAAGTAGACGCAGAAAGGCTTTTAAAGTTATTTAATCCTAAAAAATTCATGGTTAAAATAACACCTATCCACATAACCACAGCCACGATCAAAAACGGTATAGAAACAACCGGCGGATATACGGAATATACACCATACCAAAAAATAGAAATTGACCTCAAAACTGCTGGGTTTGATGTTCTTGTTTTTGTCCCGTCTCTTGATGAGGATAAGGGCAGGATAACGTGCGGAAATGCAATATTAAGCGGCTCAATTCCTGATTGCAAACACTCAGTATCAGAATTATGTCAAGGTTTTGAGATAGAACATGGAATTTATTCCGGATGCAAACAACTTAAAGATTGTCCAATTTGCGAAGGAAAATAAATGACCCCACAACCTAAACGAAAGCTCATCCGAGATCCAAAATATCTGTCATGGATCAGAACACTACCATGCGCAATCTGCGGAAAACCTGCCCCGTCTGAAGCAATGCACCAGCGCTGCCTTGGAGGCGGTGGGATGGGGCTGAAACCATCCGATCATGAAACTCTGCCGGGGTGCAAAAGTGTGCCGGATAGGATAGGATGCCACATGTTTGAGCAGCAATTTGGATTTTTGCTGCTCTGGGAAGAGCGTGGAGGCATCAAATTCGCTGATAAAATAGAAATGAATAGTCACATATCAACCTTGTGCCAAACGCTGAAAAAAACGTATGAAAAACAAACATGAGAATTTTTAAAAACAAAGGGGGACGGAAATGAGCCATAAATTTACGACAGACGGAAAAAAAGTGGTTGTCATTGGAGCATTAAACACAAAAGAGACTATTGTGCAGGAGGTCTTCGTCATCGATGGTACCGAGTTTCCTGCCTGAGAACATTTTATTGTTAAAACACTGCTTGATTCCCCGGCAGAAACATATCAGGCCAAAAAAGAGCGTGAAGTAAAAGATACTATTACTCGACTTGAAAAAGAACGGGATAAGTTATTATCAGAAATAAATGGCTTTCGGATTAAAGCTTCTGCCGCTACCGCTAAACTAAAATGGGTTGAAAAAATAACCGAACCAGAGATAAAAGAAGTTTTTGAAAACATAAAAGCTATCTTGTGCGGAGAGTATACTCATGTTATTATCCCTCACCATTCTGGTATCAAGATTTTAGCGTGGAATGCTCCGGTTTTTTCAGCCGATATGTCAGATTATGGAAGATTCGAAGGCCTAAAGATGGTATCTTTATTCGGAGAATGGGCCGATAAAAGGTTGGGCCTAAGCTGGAGAATTAACACATATAAAGACGGTTCTGGCACATCTACCACGTTTTTCCCGTGCAGATCGTTTGAGGATGCCGTTGAAAAAGCCAAAGAAATCATATACTCTAAAGAAAGACTATTAGATGAAGATTATCAATTTTGTATCAATTATGGAATACCGATAGATCAGATTAAAAACACTGAAAGAATAAAACTCAATAGTGAAAGCAAAGAAAGGCAAATACTTGAAACAAAAAAGAAACTTGAAGTGTATAAGGCAGAATTGGCTAAAATTGTTGATGGAGATGTTTTTAAATGGCATTAAGCACAGACCGAGAAGACTACGACAGCGAAGAGGAATACCATTTTGCCCATTGGCTCAACGGTGCAGAGTCCGCTAAGTGGATATGGGATTGTGAATACCATCCCAAAACGTATATTTTGGCAGAACGGGCATCTGTGGAAATACCCAAGAACCTAAAAACAAAAACAAAATTTGTTGATAAATTCCTTTTTCATACCCATGAATATACCCCAGACTTTAAATTCAAGGCTATGTGTGCATGGGTTTACAACTTTTTGACCCCGGTTGATGCCAAGGATGAGACAGGTTTTGTAATCGATGTTAAAGGGTCTTTTAATAAGTTTGGAGACCCAAAGCAGTTTTCAATAAACCAAAAATGGATGTGGTGGCGGCACGGTATTTACGTCCAAAAAATTGTACCCTGTGAACTATTCCTAAAGACATGGGTTCCGGAAGTGGCAAGGTATACCCCCAAGAAAGGCGACGTGGTAAAAAAATATCTCAAAACACCAACATTCGAACAGTTTAAAAAATCCATCCCCGGTTGACCTCCTCCCCGGTAGAATGGTGGGCTGTGCCTGGGCAGTCTGAACCCCGCCCATGACCCTTATCGAAGTGTAAAATGATAGGCGGACCAGGAACAAAACAATTAACCAAAGGAGCGCCACATGATCCCAGCAATATCAAAGATTTATTATCCCGGTTGGCAATCAAGCCAGGCATGGAGAGACAGAAAACGGGCCTACGCTGTTGAAGGGCTTAGAATTGATTTGCTTAAAATGCCAGAACCCGGGAAGAATATGAAAAGATGGTCAGAGAGTCTTGTGGTACTGGAATTCTCCTTGACAAACTCGCCTGAATGTGGGTTGGTGGGGTAAAAGAAGGGCTCGCACCCCTGGAAGGATGGAAATGCAAAAATCAAATATGAATCATAAGAGATCGGCATCAGAGGGTTCTTTCTTTCTGCATACTTGCGGAAACTCCTTCACCCGTGCGAACTGGTGCCGGTCTCCTATGGTTTATGGAGATTTTTGAATGACCAAAAGAAAACCCATATCTAAAAAAACAAGATTCGAAGTTTTTAAACGGGACGGATTCCAGTGCGCATATTGTGGAGAATCTCCCCCAAGGGTTGTTCTTGAGATTGACCATATAGAACCAGTGTCAAAAGGTGGAAGTGATTCTATCAGCAACCTTATCGCGGCGTGCTTCGATTGCAACCGTGGCAAAAGAAATACTCTTTTAGATAAAATACCATCCAAGCTATCAGAACAAACAGAGGTTTTAAAACAAAAAGAAGAGCAACTATCAGAGTATCGCAAGTTTGTTAATAAAATACAAAAAATAGAACAAAGTGATATAAACAAAATAGCAAATATATACAAATCCAATGTGAATGATTATGAACTCAAAGAAACATTCAAGCAAACAAGTCTTAAGAACTTTCTTAAAAAACTGCCATTCAACGAGGTATCGGAGGCAATGTTCATAGCCCTTGATAAGACATATTTGGATGAAGAAGAAAAAATAAAATATTTCTGTGGGGTTTGCTGGGGCAAAATAAAAGATGGTCGCAGGGATAATAAATGAATAAGGACATTCGCATAGCGGTATCATTTAAGGGTCACAGGAAAAGAAAGAAAATAGAACGCATGTTAGGCCAAGGGGCAACAAGTTATCTGATAGATTTATGGATAACCGTAGCTCAGGACTCTCCGGAGGGTGTTTTGAATGGATGGGATGAAGAAGATATAGCAAGCTCGGCCGGGTGGATAGAAGATCCGCTCATTTTCGTAAACGCATTAATAACATGCGGGTTTTTAACAAGGCTTGAATGCGGCACATTCCAAGTCCATGATTGGTGTGATCACCAAGGGTATGCGTGTAAGGCAAAAGAAAGATCAGAACAGGCAAGGATAGCGGCAGAGGCAAGATGGAAAACAAGATTCAAAGAGTAAAAAATGTGCTTTATGCTGGCTGCATGCTAACAGCATGCAGACCGCTTATGCCCCTTTTCCTAGTCTCTATAGAATATTACATCAGTGTTGTAATATTAGAGTATTTAGTATGTTAATATATATATAAGCAACTACCACGTTTCACGGAGCAATGTTTCACGATGAAGTTCGAATCAGATAGAAAAGTTTTCATAGAATCGTTTCCAGGATGGAAAACATTCCAAACATTTCCGGAGTATGAAGGTTTGCCAGGAAGGTTAATCAGGCAGGTATCTGTGAATCAGGATCAATATCCATATGAGCCAGATATCAAAAAACAATCCATCCCCACAAATATCATTCAAGGCCTTGAAAAATTAAACTCCATGAAGGCCTGTATATCTATGACAATAAACGAAAGTGACGGCAATGGCCGAAAGAAAGAGAACATAACAAAAGTTAGGGCGTGTTGGGCTGATTTCGATGGAGTCCCATTACCTAAAGACTTCGACGAAGAGCCCTCAATGATTGTCGAGACATCACCAGGAAGATTTCATGTTTATTATCTGACCAATGACGTTCCGCTTGATGCGTTTTCAACATTACAAGAGGGCATAGCCAAAAAATTTGGTAGCGACCCACAAGTTAAAGATTTGCCAAAATGCATGCGCATGCCTGGATTTTTGCATCAAAAAAAAGAGCCATTTATGGTCAGAATAGTTCAATACTCTGGCAATTTGTTTTCGTTTGGTCTTTTAGTCGAATTATTCCCCCCATTACAAAGAAAGCAGTGGTCTGCTCCCAAATACATCACGCCGGTCAAATTTGATGGTAATTATGAGTTTAAGGGATCGTATGGAGTTTCGAGTGGTTCAAGAAACTGTCACATAGCCAAGAGGATAGGTGGTATGATTAAGAAGGGATTGCCGTGGGACGTGATAGAAGTAGAGGCTATGAAGGAAGCCTATGCATGCGATCCACCACTTTCTGAATATGAGACCAGAAATATTTTAAGAAGTCTGAGACGGTATTAAGTTATGGAACTATTCAGCCAAGAGCCACAAGAAATAATTCTAAAGCCATTGCAAGAAGAAGCTTTTGAAGCCTGCCGGGATGTTTTTAGGTCTGGTATAAAAAGATTTATTCTGAAAGCAACCTGCGGTTTTGGAAAAACTATTTTGTCTGCTAAGTTCATAAAAAATGCGGTTGATAAGGGCATAAGATGTCTTTTTGTTGTTGATAGAATAGTGCTTGCAGATCAAACAAGTCTTGTTTTTGGAAGATATGGCATATCACATGGGATAATCCAGGCAGACAACCCTTTTTATTTTCCAAACAGGATGGTTCAAATTGGTAGTGTCCAGACGTTAAGCAGAAGGGATATTGACCAATATGGATTAATTCTGATAGACGAAGCACACTGTTTATACGATGGCCATAAAAAGCTTTTGGGTAAAAACAAAGATGCTTTTGTGGTAGGATTGTCGGCGACACCGTATACAAAATCTCTTGGTAAATATTTTGAAACTTTTATTGAACCAGTTCCGGTTAAAGAGATGGTCAAACAAAAAGAACTCGTCCCGTTTGAAATTTATGGTCCTTCGGTTACCGATTTAAGCAAGCTAAAAATACAGGCCGGGGAATATACAGAGGAATCATTGTCAGAGGCATATGACCAGGTTGACATAATTGGAAATGTTTACAAAGAATGGAAGCGCCTTACCCCCGGAAGAAAGACTATAATTTTTGGTGTAAATGTTGCCCACATAAAGCATATATCAGATCAGTTCAATAGACACAGCGTTAAGGCCTGCCAAATAAACGCATATCAACCAGATTCAGAAAGGAAAGAAGCTCTGGATGGTTTTTTAAATGGGGATACACAGGTTCTTTGCTCTGTTGAGGTAGCAACAAAGGGTTTTGATTGCGCGGCTGTTGATTGCGTTGTTTTGGCCGTTGCTACAAGATCCCATATAAAATGGGAACAAACATGCGGGAGATCATACAGGACGTTTCCAGGTAAGGACCTGTCTATCATTTTAGATTTAGGTGGAAATGCAGAGAGGCTTGGATATCCAGACGATTACGAATTTTTAGAACTCGATGACGGTAAAAAGCATGATTCGAAAAACAAGAAACAAGAAAAACCGGAAAGACTTCCCAAAAAATGCTCGTCATGCGACTACCTTAAACCAGCCGGGGCGCACAAATGCCCTGCATGCGGCTTCAAACCCGAATTTATCCAGGACGTGGAAGTTGCCGAAAGTGAGCTTAAAAAGCTTCAAAGGAAAGACCGGTCAGAATTCACGCTGGCAGAAAAACAAAGCTTCCTTGCTCAATTGAATAATTACGCAGCTATTAAAGGATTCAGGCAAGGCAAAAACGGGTGTTACGGTTGGGCCATAAACAAATATGTTGAAAAGTTCGGTGTGGCCCCAGGCAATAAAATAAATTGGTCCAAACAAGAGCAAGTCGGTGAAGATGTTAAAAAGTTTATCCAGCATTGCAATATAAAATATGCCAAATCAAAAACAAGATTATCACAATAGGGGGCTATATGCCAGAACCAAGAGACCAAGCGAGTGTTATGGAAGAAATTTTAAGCGAGCTTAATTCAGAAGTTTTAAAACTCAAGGCCGAGCTTGCCAAGTACAAAGAAGTCGTCCGGCAATTAAGGGGCGTTATTGAAATATTGGAACAACTACAAAACAGGGAGAGCTAAAATGTATCAAATTGTAAAAGGCATTGCAATTATTCAGGCTAGAAAAGGCAGACCCACCCAATATCCATTCAAGCAAATGGAGGTGGGTGATTCTTTTTTTGTTGAGTTTACAGAAGAAGAAATGAAAAGCGCAAAACTTAAAAGTAAAAAACAGGCAACTATTTTGTCGGCGGCAAGGGTTGGAAGATATGGAATAAAAATTTCAACCAGGCGAGTAGAAAACGGCATACGAGCCTGGAGAATATCATAAAAAGGAGTTTAAAAATGGGCAAAAGAAATTACCACAAAGAGGCAATAGGGCTTTTGGAGAAAATAGACTCTCCTGAAGAATTCAGCCAAGTGTTTTTTTAGATCGCAAAAAACAACCCGTCTGCAATAGTAAAGGCATGGGAAAAACTTTCCCCAGACAAAAACATAAATATCCATAAAAAAACAGTAGGCTGGAAAGAAAAATGCAAGTCGCTTATTTTGGTCGGCAAGATGTTTGAGGCCATCAAGGAATGTCGGGCTATTACAAAAATGAGCGTACAAGATGCAAAAAGGGCCTGCGAAGATTACAGGCATGAGCTTTTAAGGGGCAACCAATGATCAAATACAAAGCAGACATTTTCAGACCATCAAAAATAGAAGTTGTCGAGGTCATAAAAGAAACCAAATCAACCATTTGGATTAAACAACCGGGCTGGGACAGAAAGTTGTGTGTTAGAAAATATGGTAGAGTTGATAATTATTTTGACACATTCCAACAGGCCAAAGAATTTCTTTTGGAAAAATCAAAACAAAAACTCACAACACTAAACAATGAAATCCGCCATATAAGCGCTATTATGGCAAAAATAGAAAAATTGGAGGAAGAATAATGTCAGGGCTTAATAAAGTTTTATTGATCGGTCGGCTTGGCAAAGATCCGGAAACCAGATATACCCAAGCTGGAACAGCAGTATGTAATTTTTCTCTTGCCACATCAGAGCAATGGATCGACAAATCCACTGGTCAGAAGCAGGAAAAAACGGAATGGCACAACTGTGTATCCTTTGGCAAGCAAGCCGAAACCCTGGAAAAGTATCTTTCAAAGGGTTCACAGGTTTATATCGAGGGGAAACTCACTACTGACCAGTACGAGAAAGACGGCCAGACACATTACAGCACCAAGATAAAGGTAGTTGAGTTTCAATTCATGGGAGGTAAGGATCAAAAACAGGAACAGCATACCAAACAAACCAGCTCACCGGTTACGATGCCGGATGATGATATTCCATTCTGATGGAGCCTAAAATGAAATCAATAGTAGATGCATTGTTTTATTTGTGCGCCTGCGGGTGCAAGGTGAGTCCGGATGATATTATAAAAATAAGGGGCTTCGTTGATGGTGAGCAGCTTAACCGCAGGGGATGCCCAAAGCATAAAAATTTGGGCCTTGGGGCTGTTGTAATCGATAATATCCTGCGTTGTGATATGTGTGGAGAGCTATTTCAGGGCAGAAAGGCCCACTATTGCCTAAAATGTAGGCCAGAGCATAAAAAAGAGGCCATGCGAGAATATGGCAAGCTATACAACAAGAGTGTAAGGCTGTCGGTGGGAAAACCAAAAAAGCAGATAGACGGGAAAAAAGAGTGGTCAGATTGCAGTCTTTTTGGTGGGGAAGTTTGCGGCAGGGTTTGTGTGGAGCCTGAATTTTATTGCAGGATGGGCGCATTATGACAGAAAAAGAATCAGAACCACAATGCGCAAATTGTAAAAGCAAATATGTAGATTCTGACAAATCTCCTTGTAAAGAATGTTTTGAGGATGAAGTACCATACTCAAAATGGGAATTAGATGAATAGGGCATAGCCTAAAACTTAATTATAGACCAAGGCGGCATGTTCTGTACTCGGCGGGTTGAGAAAACGCTTTTAAGGGCATAAAAATCAATTCGGAGGTAAAGATGAAACCAGAATTAAATAAACACGGATGGTCTGGGGAATACGAACCAGGCAAAACAACATTTAGCAGCATAACATTTTCAGTCGGGATTTTTAAATGGGTCCAGGCTCGAAAAGGATTGAAAAAATCGGCGGTTATTTACCGGGTTAAGGGATACTCATCAAATCCACAGGCTGTTTATGATCGGGCTGATGATATTTGCTTTTTGATGGACATCGGCGGATGGCACAGGACAGAAAAATCGGAGTTCGTGAAATGAAGACAGAATACAAAGACCTAAAC